AGATGCTCACTACAAGAGTATGTTCATCAGGGATGTCAATAATTATATAGCTGTCACAACTGATGACAAGTATAAGTTCAAGGGTGCATTTGAGATAGATAAAGCATGGCACAAAGACCAGTCACATAGAATTGTGGCTATCGCTGTAGCACGTGCATGTATATTTGGAGTTAGTCCAGCACAAACATTGCTTAAGCATATGACAATAGAACATTATGATGACCTTGATGTGAAAACACATGGTGTTTATGATTTCTGTGGTTCAGTAAGAGCAAGAGGCGGTGCAAAGTATGAAACAGAGTGTATCATTAATGGTCAGCATGTAATAGTACCATTTCAGAAAACGAACAGATATTTTGTAAGTAATGATGGTGTAAGACTGCGTAAAATCTTACCACCAGATGCTAACAAGAAAGATGTTCTTGAACTAGAACCTGCAAACCAGCTTAACATTTTTGATATTGTAGAGGATGTAAAAGTTGAAAAGCAGCGTGTGTCATACATTGAGGTAGGTCATAACGTAACGATGTTCAATAGAACATTTAAAGGACCATATAATTTCAACTTTGAATATTATTTGAAAGAATGTAATAAAATCTTAGAACAACTATGAAAGAACCATCAGAATTTCAGTTGAGCATGATAGCAGGTTTGTTATGTGTTATTACTGTACTACTTATGTTAATAATTAAATTATGAAGATAGACAAGAAGAAACGTGAAATAGGTATCCAAGCAAAAGAAGCTTGGGAAGCATGTGACCAGTTAGGTACTGTAGAACTTGCAACAGGTATGGGTAAGACGTTTCTTGCATTAGATTGTATGGCATCATTACCAAAGGGTAGTGATGTCGTATTTCTTGCAGAAACATCACAGCGAGAGCATGATTTGAATGTAGATATTGACAAGTTTAAAGATGCGTTCGGTATTGATGTGCGTAAGCATGTTAATCTTGAGTTTGCGTGTTATCAATCAGCTTGTAAATGGGTGAAAAAATCATTCGATCTTGCTGTATGTGATGAAATACATGATTCCATGAGTCCCGTATATGTACAGTTCTATAAGAAGAATAAATGTAAACGTATACTTGGTTTAAGCGCAACTGTAAAGTCTGATAGAACTTATGTAATAGATGACACAGAGGTTAGCAAGGAGATTCTTCTTGATGACATAGCACCAGTATGTTTTACATACGATGTAGGTGCTGGTCAGCGTGAAGGTACATCAAGACAACTTGACATACATGTAATATATCATAGGCTTAATCAAACAAACCGTAACATTGAAGGAGGTAATAAAGTCAATCCTTTCAAGACAACTGAAGCACGTAGCTACAAATATCTTGATGACCTGTTTTGGCAGGGTGTATATAGTAAGAAAGATTATATTGTTAAAGCAGCAATGATGAAACGTTCTAAGCTATTGTACTCTCTTCCTTCTAAGGTAGATGCTGCTAAGAAGTTGAATAAAGCCATTAAGGGTAAGACAATCATATTTAATAATGATTTAGATGCTCTTGAAAATGTTACAACAAATGTAGTTCGTTCTGCAAAGAAAGGAGAGACAAAAAAGCAACGTGAAGAATTAAACTTTGACCTCCGCAATAGATTTGATAAAGGTACTATACGAACTATTGGTTCATTTAAGATGCTCAAACAAGGTGCAAACCTTAAAGGAGCAGACAACGTGATTATGATGTCATACTATAGTAGTTCTATAGATATGATTCAGCGTATAGGCAGATTGCGTAAGAATGGAAACAAGAAAGGTAATGTGTTCATCTTTGTTACAATTGGCACACAAGAAGAGAAATGGTTTAAAAAGATGATAGAGACAATTCCTATGGAAGAGTTTAATGTCATTACCCATTTAGATATTGATTTATTTATAAAAACTATTAATTAATTATGAGAAAAGTAACGTTAGAAATGATTAGTAATGCTATATGGTCAGACATGTTAGATTATGATGACTATGAGGGCATTGCTCAGTCAATAAACATGAGAGAGGGTGTCGGCACTGCATATGCTGGTTATATAAAGGAGTTGATACAAAATGAAATTATTGATACTCCTGATATTGATACGATAATACAGATGAATAATCTAAAAATTAATTACTAATGGGAACATACTAATGAATATTATAGGTGTAAATGTGAAGTTGATGGAGGAGAAGGGTCTTACACCCAATGAAGTTTTCTTTCTTAAAGGATTGTGCGATAATGTTGAAGTTACAGTAGGAAATATTTGTAATATTAACTATCTTCATAGTCTTGATTACGTTGATAATACGGGTCTAATAACTGATAAAGGTAAGAATCTTGTAGCATCTCTTTTTAGGGAAACACAAAAATTTGTTCCCGCTACTGTTAATGAAATTGACGAACTTGCCAAGAAATTTAGGGAATACTTTCCTAAAGGTGTTAAAACCAATAATTATCCCGTAAGAGGAAATATGACTAATATCATACGCAATATAAAGAAATTCAAGAATGAGTTTCCGCAGTATGATGACGATACGATACTTAAAGCAACCGAAAAGTATGTCAAAGCAAAGGCAAAAGAGAACTATACGTTTATGAAAGTAAGCGAATATCTCATTTACAAAGATAATATATCTTTGCTTGCTTCTCTTTGTGATGCTATACTTGAAGATGAACCAGAAAAGAATGTCAAGTGGGGGCGGCATATTTGATTCGGCTCTGTTTCAGATAAAAGAGAGACAAGAAAGAGCTGCTTTAGGACATGTAAACTGCATTCCTTTCCCTTTTGAACGAACATCAAGGTTTTTTCCTGGTATAGAACGAGGTACATATGATATATGTACAGCTAACTCAGGCGTTGGTAAATCCAAGCTTGCACGTTTTCTGTATGTTATTGTTCCTTATACATTCATCAAGGAAAACCCTGATACGGATATCAGATTAAAGATATTCTATTTCAGTTTAGAAGAAAGTAAGGAAAAGTTTATGATGTCTATTATATCATATTGGCTGTTTGTCAAACATAATATACGTATATCTATCAAGGAATTACGTTCTGTTGGTAAAGTAGGTTACTACTTACCTGACAGTGTGATTTCAAAAATTGAGGAAGCAAAAGAATACTTTGCAGACCTTGAGAAATACGTAATTATTGTAGATGACATATGGAATCCAACAGGCATCTTTAAAACAATGAAGACATACAACGAGCAAAGGGGACATTGGACAAAACGTAAAATAACGATTGACGGTATTGAAAAAGAAGTTAATGATAATTACGTTCCAGATGATCCTAATGAGTATGTTATCTGCATTACAGATCATATAGGTCTGTTAAGAACAGAAAGAGGTCTGAGTAAGCACGAAACGATAAGTAAATTCTCATCGCAACATTGCATCGAACTACGAAACAAATACGCTAACATAATCGTGAATGTTCAACAGCAAAGTTCAGATAAAGAAAAGAAACAATACACTTTCAAGGGTCAATCAATTGATGAAAAACTTGAACCATCGTTAGACGGTCTTGCAAATAATAAAGAAACACAGCGTGATGCTGATAATGTTTTTGGTTTATTTGCTCCTGATCGTTACCAGATGGAAGAGTGTGATAATTATCGTGTTGATGTATTACAAGATCATTTTAGAGTTTTACTGGTATTGAAGAGTCGTGATGGAGAGTCAAATGTTAGAACTCCACTTTTCTTTGATGGTGCTTGTAGTTACTTTAAAGAAATGCCGAGGGCAGAGGATAGTACAGAGGTAGAAAAAGTCTACCAGTACGTACAAACTATTTAAATTTAAGAAGAATGAGCGCAATTGGCGTATTGGTCATAGGACCATCAGGTGTAGGAAAAAGCACCTCAATGATGAATCTTGACCCTAAAAGCACATACATTATAAATGTGCAGGGAAAAGCATTACCATTTCCTAAAGGGAAAGACTATAAAAAAGTAGCAAAAGGAGCATCTCCTGATAGTGGCAATATGTATTCTTCGGATGATACACCTACTATACTTCAAGTAATGAAATTTGTTAGTGATAAAATGCCACATATAAAAACTATCGTTGTAGATGATTGGCAATATTGTGCAGCAAATGAATTTATGCGTAAAGCCGAACAGAAAGGCTTTGATAAGTTTACCTCAATAGGTAAGCATATATGGGAAATGGCTAATGCACCATCAGGTTTACGTGATGATATGATAATTATATATCTTACTCACGATGATGAAGTTACAGATTCATCAGGTGTTAGAAAAAGAAAAGCTAAGACTGTAGGTAAGCTTGTTGACAATGTAGTTACATTGGAAGGCATGTTTACTATTGTATTATATGCAGGTGTAGATATAAAAGAAGAAGGAAGTACTAAAAAGCTCTGGAATCATTTTGTAACTCAAAATACGGGTGATACTACTGCAAAATCTCCAATGGGGATGTTTAATGAACTCAAGGTCGATAATGACCTTAAGAATGTCGTTGATACCATCAACGAATACTACGGGAGAGGGTCCCACTGATAAATTAATCTTTATTTTTTAATTAAAAAATGGAAAATTTCAATTCAAAAAAGCAAATCTCTGTAAGCGAGATTATTACTCTTATGAGTGCAGGATACACACGAACTAACACAGCTCGTGGTTACAATCCAGAAGTAGGTTCTATTCAAGAATACTATGACTTGCCTAAAGAGCAGGTTAAACTCTTGTTTGAGCACCCAAAATTGAAGGATGTTAAGACGACAAAGATTGTTGTTCCTATGTTTGACCTTGTAGATGATACTACAAGTACTGAAGATGAAAATGCTTCTGTGATTCCAGGTGTAACTGCAAATGAAGAAGTTAGCACAACGGAAACAATGTTTGATAATAACCAACCAACTTATAATACATTCGCGTAATGGCAATAGGAGTAAGAGACGGTGCAGAAAAGGTAACAGGGGGAGTAAAATTGATGACAGGTGCGAACTTCGTATATGTTAAAGCAGTTGCTCCAACTGTTGAGGAGATGAAGAATGTTCTCTGTTTTGAGGAACCAAAAGCTCCAAAAGAATCAGTAGATACGGATGCAGAGGGTAACACTCGTGTTCGCATTGATTTATGGTTAAGTAATCCAGATAATGATTTTTTATATCGCGAATCTTTCTTTATCACAAAAAAGCCTGTTGAATCAAAGACAGGCAAGTTTCAGTATGTAAATAACTCATTACAGTTTTGCTATGCAGATCCGTCTGAGGGACCTACATACGAGTGGTACAGTAAAGAAGGTATGCGTAAAGCATTTA